TTCCATAGAACCATCTCTTCTTGACCAATCAAACTTAACAGGATTAAGTGCGTTTACAAACTCTAAACCTATTGGTAAATCTTCTATATTAGACTTATCTCTTATATCTGATAAGGATGATATGGTTGTGACATTACATCTTAAAGCAGTAATGTTTGCATCTCCTAATGTAATTTCATTATCAACTGTTGTTGTTGAAGGTTGGGCATTATATCCAATAACTACAATGTTATCTGATGAAGTATTATTAAGAGCAGCATCTTTACCTACCGCAACAGAATTACTACCTGTATGTGAAAAAAGTGATTTATGACCTATAGCTGTATTATTGTTACCTGTTACATTATTAGACAATGCATAAGTACCATTAACTACATTATATGATCCTGTTGTTATGTTGCCAGAAGATAATGCTCCAATAGATGTATTTTCTCCAGCACCTCCATTAGAACTTGATAAAGCTGAAAAACCAATAGCACAGTTAGCTGTTGAAGCGTTTACAAGTTTACCTGCTAAAGCACCAACGAAAGTATTATATTGACCTGTAACATTACTTAATCCAGCATCAGTACCTACAGCAGTATTATAAACACCATTATTAACTTTAAGTGCTCTGGTTCCTATAGCAACAGCATGATCGCCTAAACTTCCTGTTGATTCTGAAAAAGCTTCATGACCAATAGCTACACATTCTTTTACATTAAATCCTGGACCAAAAGGTTCTTGTATATAATTTATTGTATCGCTACCTTTTAATGCATCAACTCCAACAGCAACATTATGTTTTGCATCGGTAGTAAGCATATAAGCACCTGCATAATTACCAATTAAAACATTATCAGAATAAAATTGACCTGTGCCTGTAGAACTAGCACCAAGGGTATATCCAGCAGCATTACCAAAACATATATTACCAGAGAAATCATTACCAACTAACATGGCACTTACACCCATACACATATTTAGTACGCCTGTATCTCCACCATAAGGTCCTGCACCTATACCAATGTTTTGACCTAAAGGATCGCTATGACGTAAACCTGAAAGTGCTCCTATAAATGTATTAAAACTTGATTGTAATACTTCTCCTGATTTTGCTCCTAAACAAGTGTTTCTTTGTGTGTCAGTAATACCATCGCCTGCTCCATGACCAATAGCTAAGTTATATTTTCCTGTTGTTAATTGTCTTAAACTTCTTGCACCTATGCCTATATTTAATGCAGCACTTGTAGCTTGGTTCATAGACCAGTTACCTATAGCAATATTATTATATTGCGTTGATCTTATATTAAAACCAGAACCATCTGTGCCATCACCAGTATCAGAAGCATTTGCTAATACTGGATTTCCTAATGTATCAGTAGCTGTAAAAGTAAATTGATTTCCTGTATCTCCGCCTACTAAAGCAGTAATTGCATAATCTTTATTACTGAATACTGTATTTGATCCACACAAAACTTCTGCGGTAATGTTACCACCAAGATTGGGTTGTCCAACAGAGCCTTGATAGTTACCATAAATTTTTAAAATATCGCCAACTTTTAGGTTTAACATTTCATTAGTAAAACCTGTTCTTCCAATAGTAGCAGTAATAGTAGAAGAACCATTTGAAGCTGATAAACTTAAATCATAATCTCCGAAGTCAGTAGTATTACTACCAGTCAATATTCCTGGTAAAGCTTTATAACCTATAGCTATACAATCTGATGCAGTCTGTGCATTTTCAAAAGATTCAACACCAATACCAACATTTCTATCTCCTGTGGTGTTATCTTTTAATACTTTATAACCAACAGCGACATTGTAATCTCCTACAGTATTTTGTTGTAAAGCATGATAACCAATAGCAGTATGATGATTTCCAGTAGTATTATCTTTTAATGCTTCTAAACCTACTGCAACAATTCCTACAGCAGTAGTAGTTTCTTTAGCTGCACTTGCTCCTACTGCGGTATTTCCAATAGATGTAGCATCTTGTAATGCTCCATACCCTATTGCTACAGAACCTGAACCTGATGTAGCTGTTGAATATGCTTCTGATCCTATAGCAACATTTAAAAGATTTGAACCAGTAGCATTAGCACCTGCATTGTTACCTAAGAAAACATTGCCTACTCCTACTGGAGAATCTCCATCTAACTTAATTGTTCCGCCATCTACAGATACATTACCATTTACTGTAAGTGCTGTAATTGCTGATGATGAACCTAATGCTGCACCATCTATTGTTCCGCCATTAATATCAGCAGAAGCTGCTGTTAAGTTTGTAAAAACTCCTGTACCTGTAATATTAATATTAGCTAGTGAATCTTTAACGCCAGCTCCAGCACCTGATCCTTCTGTATATATTGCAACGCTACCACCATTAGGCACGCTGACTGTACTTCCACTTCCTTGCTTAAGTGTTAAGGATTGTCCACCTGTTGTAGCATTTTCTACAATCCAAAACTTTGAAACTGTGTTTGGTCCTAGTGTTACTTCTCTTGTAGCAGTTAAAGCTACTCCTGATGTAATTTTAAGATGCATTGATCTAACGCCATCATTTGAAAAGTCAGGCATAGTAAAAGTAGTATTGCTATCTGCTGACATATTTTTAGTGCCGTAACCAAGAGCTGCACCTATTAACTCAAGGTTAGTATTAGTCGAAGCACCCCAGGTACCTGACTCGTCACCAGTATTTATTTCTTTTAATCTTAAATTGTTTACAAAAGTTGCCATGTTAGTTCGGTATTATTGTCCAGTTAGGGTTTTGTGTATCGTTAATTTTTTGCCATATTAAAGGCGTTGTTACATTTCCTGTTGCACTTACGCCTGTTGGTATAACTGTAATTCCTGTTCCTGCTAATACGTTTGCAGTTGTAAATCCAATTGATCCTATTGCACTAGCTAGATTTACTTCTATTGGTAGTTTTGAAACAGCTCCTAATTGGCTGGTTCCAGAGTTACCACCAACTATTACAGTTACACTTGCCATTATGCAATCCTTATAATCGCATTAGCAGCATCTGCTGGAGGAAATTGAATTGTAAAGTCTCCTGCTGTACTGCTTTTATCTGTACCAAATGCAAGAACACAAACTGCTTTGTTAGCTGCACTTGTGTTATATATTAATGCTCCATTAGCTGTAATCGTTGAACTACCAAAAGTAAGATCATTGAAATCACAAACAGCAGTTGAGCCATCTAATACAGGAGTTACGCTTGTTAATGCACCACCGCCTGCTGCATATCCTGTTCCTGTAACTTCTTGGGAAGTAGAATACGCAGTTGTAGCTGCACCTAAAGTAGCAGAGCTTGTGTACAATGCTAATTTAAAGTTATGCGTACCTGCTGAAAAATTGTGCGTAGCTGTTAAGATTTCTTGCTTAAACGAGTTACACATTGCTTGTACTATAGCCATTTAAAGTCTCCTTATAATATCAGCCATATCTTTATGACCTTGTTTATCTAACAATCCTGCAACAGTAGCTCTATCACTTTGAATTGCTTGTTTTATATAAAATAATAATAATGCTTGAATGCTATCTTTAAAAGCTTTTGCTTGCTCTTTTACCATAGGATCAGCATTTTCGCTTACAGAAAGTAATCTTTCCATAACTCTGTCTACCCAAAACTGAGGATCATGTCCTCTATTATTTGTTGTGGATACTTGTACATCCATTACTTCTGTTTGTGTTTGTAACATTAATTAGGTCTCCTTCTTACTGGTCCTGATCTAAAGTTATCTTTAGTATCTTTACCTTCTCCAACATTTTTAAGCCTATCTATTGCAGCTTCAAATCTTTGTTGATAGTTTTGCATTATATCTGGTGAACCTTTCATAAATGTATAAGCTTCTACTAAAGCTCCGTATAACAATGCATTAGGTGCATTTGTTCCTAACCATGATGTTCCATCTGATGAAATAGTAATAGAGTCTGGTCTATAAAAATAACTAAGCTCAAATCTAAAATCATTATTAGGTGTTGGTGCCATAATCATTGAATCTTCATCAAACAATGAATAATACTTTGGCACTCCTGTTGTATTAGCATCAGGATAAGATTCTCTTATAAAAGGTAAATCTCTAAACATTAAATGTTCTAAACCAGAATTATCTACAGCTAAAGAAAATGGAGCCATAAAATCTGATGGTGTAGAAAGAAACTCATTACCTGCTGTAGATGTACCTGTTACATTTTTTTTGAATGCAGGTAAGTTTACATTCTTAAATATTCTTTCTTCTGATTGTTGTATAAAGCGATCAAGATTGTTAACAAATAATGTTTCAGTATTGTTTGTGTAATCTTGTATAGCTTGTTTTAAAGTTGTATATGTGAAACTCATGATGTTGTTACTGTTACACTCCCTACTTTACTTTCTATTGGTTGAGTAAATACTGCTACTGTATATAGACTTCTAAAGTCTCCTCTGTCTGGTCTTGGATCAAACAATGCTTGTGGATCAGCTACAACATCTCTACCTAATTGATATTGTGGATGATCTGGGTCTAAACAAGAAGAACATACACGCAAACCATTTCTAGTTTCATTTTCTACTTCATACTTTAGTTCGTTTAATAAATAACTAAATCCGCATCTATCGCATTCACCTAAAGCTTTTGATCCTTTTGCATACGCCATTAATAAATCCTTAAGTTAGGTGCTAATTTTAAATTAGACCTTTCTCTTTGTGAATCTGCTACTTCGTTCCATAGCTCATCATATCTCATTCTTAGCATAGGTACTCTTTCATTTGATTGCGGTCTTTTGCAAGCAATACTATATGCTAAAGCATATGTTAAACATGGTAAGTAACTAATTGGTATATCAGCATTATTAGATGCTGGTTTACCTGTATCTTCTATTCTAGCTATATAGTCATACACTAATGTATAAGTTTCTGCATTATCAGGAGTAGCCCATAATACTAGGTTGTTAGCTGAACTAGACTTTTGTACATAAAACTGTGTAGGTCTAGACTTTAATAGTTTGTTAGCTATATGGCTATATTGTGTTCTAGATATTCTAGTTAGCCTGGTGTCTTTTTGATTATCTACATCTCCTGAGTCTGTTCTTAAAGATACATCTATAACTTCTAATGCATCTGCTGGTAACGGATATGATGCCTGACCTTCTGTTAAAGTTTGTGTGCCAGTAACAACTGTAAACAAATTAAGACCTTTGTTTTGCCATTCAAGAAAAATTAAGTCAAGCGATCTTTTGGCACTACGATAATCGTAGCCACTACGCATTTCAAGACCAGCAAGAT